TGCGGTAATTGCTTCAACATCATAGCCAAAGAATCGTTCCAGCGAACTGGTGTATTTACGAATAATTGGCATTATAGTTTCTAGGTAAAATAAGCGCAAGTTTGGCGAAATATTAGCATTATTCCCACCGTCTACTAGTAGTGGCGGAACACCCACACATTGCATAATTAATTCGTTGTGTGTTTTTATACCTTGATCAAAATCCATGTCTTTGAAATTTTGATTGCTAATCTGATGTGGCTTTAAGCCAGAATCTAGAATTAGTGGACGTTTGCCGCCGCTTTTAGTGCTATAGCGTTGAAGCCAGTATTGAATAGTTTTTTCTTTAGCTACTTGTGAAAGTGTATTTTCACTGGTAAGTACTAAACCAAATACTGCACCATTGTCAAAAAATTGTTCTTGAAACTGATGCATACTTTGTAACACGTTAATACTATTTTGTGCAGCCTCTAGCCTACTAGCACCGCGATAAATACTGCGCGAACTTAAATCACGGAAATGAAATACTTCTTTTTCTGGAAATACAATATAACCGTTGTATCTGTAACCACTAATAAAAGTCTTAGTGTCAGTTAAAATTTCTACATACTCTGCTGGTAGGTGGTACATAAATGTACCGTCAAAATGTACGAATACATTACCTTCCAACAACAAGTCTGTAAAAATTGCTTGACGAAATTCTTGTGCACTTTGATAAGGATTAGGTCTAAAATTCAGCAGTGTGTTTAACTGCTTTTGCCTAACACCCGCTACTGTGCCTTCATAGAGCTTGTCTTTAATATCGTAGTCTAGTGAGCTGCATGCGCTTACTACCATATTTACACTACGATTTACGCTCTGTAGTTGCTGAAAGGCTTGCTTATACAACAATTTGCTGGTTGTATTAACATGTGTACCTTCCTGCTGTGCAATTCGTTCTTGTGCAGGATTCAATTTTTCACGAATCCACTGCACGCTATTTGTAATTAAGCCCATAAGTTTTTCCTAACAAAATTCGCTAAAGAAACTTCCGTAGCTTTGCTTAGGAATCTCACCAATACCCTGTAATTTTTGGCGCTGAATTTCAATCCAACGCTGTTGCTTGGGTTCGCTGCCAGGCTGAGGAGTTTTACCATAAACACCGTGAAGCGCTACATGATGAGGATTACATAGGGTGTAAACCTGCTCATACAACTCTTGACGATGGCTATCAATAAACTCATCCCTAACAGCTAAAATTCCCTCATCAGTTGAAATATCGTACCCTTGCTTCTGTGCCCAACGCTCTAGCAAAAGTGTTACGCTGTGAAGATGGTGTAGTTCCAAGTCTTGATTAGTTTTACAGATATAGCAGTGATCTTGCTTTTCGTAAGCTGACTTGGCCTTATCTCTAACGTGTTTAACGGGTATACGTTTGTTTGTGTTTTTTGCCATTTATTTTAGTGAACTGCGTAGCATCCACGAATGTTTTTTGTGTGCATCTTGACGATCTGCTAAAAAGTTTGACAGCCCATGATCGCCGGCTTCTTCAGCCAGTACAAACAATTGTTGAAATTTTAACGCCATCATGTCACTGTCCATAAGCAGTTCTTGCAACATTGACCTCCAGTCACCTGGCGTATTCTCGTCTTGAACATAAGTTAACTGTGCAAACCGCGATAAGCTAGCAGGTGCTACAATTTGTAGTGCACGTAGCTCTTCTGCAAATGTGTCGATTGAGCCGTATGCTTCGGTATAAATTTGCTCAAACAAGCCATGATGTTGATAAAACAGCATGCCCTCTACGTTCCAATGAAAGTTTGCTGCTTTTAAGTAAAAGCTAAACTCACTTGCAAAAACGCGTTGTAGCTCTAAATAGTATTCTGTTTTATCCATTTTTTCACCGCTATGGTATTATTATTTCATATTGTACACCAAAGGCGTGCTATGGTCAATATGAAAATTTTGTATTGCTAGATAGTATACGTGTACAGGGCGTAACGCAGCGCGTCTGCCATGTGTGAGTATTCGTCGTGCACAGGACGTTCCCGTTGTAGGTTCTCTTTACTATCCCAACGATATTGGTCCATTACATTTAAAGCATTTGTACAATGTGGAGCAATTTTTAATCGGTTAGTTTCTACCAATGTCTGCACATAGGCAATTCCTGGTAACACGTCTTTTTTAGCTTTGGTGGTTGAAATGTTGTAAGTATAGGCAAGGTCGCTGGCAAATTGCGCTGCTGCCGAGTCAATAAATACTACCTCTACTCCCCACTTGTCATTTAATTCACGAAAGTGTTCTGCGTGCTTGTCTGTGGTTTGTTCGCTTTTTAGGTACTCATCTACCACATGAAATACATCAGTGCGAGGATTGTAACTAATAACCACGAAAGCAGTAGCATCGCGATAGCCAGGATCACAACCAGCAATAAACTCACAACCCGACTCCAGCTCATATTCACTAACATTATCAGTCCTGCTAAAATTATAGACCTGACCCTCAAACACATTAAAGCTAGCTAAATATTCTTGCTCGAATTCTGCCTTTGACATTGAACGGCGAGCTTCAGCTACGTCCGACTCCGACATCCTAGCATTTTCAGTATAGTCTGCTTGAATCGAACACCATTCAGGATAGTCACTACTATAACCACGTTGATAAAACTTTGAAAACCAGTTTTGCTGACCGCGGGGCGTTGAAATAAAGATCGCCTTTGAATTTGGTCGGTCTAGTGTAGGTCGTAACTGTACATTAAATGCTGATTCACCATCATCACCTAGTGCAGCCTCGTCGAATAGGATAATTTGATAGCTGCGTCCAACTGTAGAATCCACTGTGCTTAAACTACCCATACGAATACTGGATCCGTTTGACAACTCTACCACTTTGTCTTTTAAGTTATCACGCTCCACCTCAAGATCAAAGTGTCGGATAAACTTACGCTGCAGTTCAAATGAAATGCTGGACAAGTTATAGTTAGGCGAAATGATCAAGACATTGCAGCCTGGTACTAAGGAGACCAATTGTGCAATAATATTAGCAATATAAGTTTTGCCTAAGCGTCTGGCTAAGGCAGCGCATACAAATCTATACTTGGGATTGTTAATTGCGTTGATTAGTGCAATTTGTGGGCGATTCATACTATCCCAGGCACCCAATAACTTTAGGTAGTTTTCGATCGGCAGTTTAATAAATCTAGTGTCAAGTGGAAATTCAGTGATTTCCTCACGGTCTACATCGTCTCGGCTAACTTTAAGCACTGTCTTTTTTCCTGTTAATTTCTTGTTCAGCAATTGCCCGTTCAAGTTCTACTAGTCTACCACGTAGTTGTAAAACTACTCTGGTCTTTTCATGTAGTCTGATTAAGTCATTATCTAAAACACGTATGCGGTCTATTAGTTTTACTAGTGTTTGATTAGCAATACTTAGCACAGGTTTAATATCTCTGGTTACCCAAGTCCACACATAGTATACTAGGTAACCCATGCCTAGGGCTGCTAGTATAGGAAAGCCATAACGGTTTACAATTTCTATCATATCCATTAGTCTTTCCTTATATCTTTTGGCTCACTACGGGCAATACGAATATAGTCTGGACTTAAACCTAGTGCATAGCTAATTTGTGCATCTACTCGTTGTAGTTCATCAGTCATAGTATCAATACGCTGATCTAGGCTAGCAGTAATTTGTGATAAACCATTAACACTGCTGGTTACTCCAGCTAAGATAAACTTTAGGGTTAAAAACACAAAGTATCCTGATGCAATAGCCGCAGTAATAGGAAAACCTACTTCGCTGATTAGCTTTACAATATCTAAGTCCATAATAACACCTATAGTTTATCACCTAAGAGCCTAGAAATTAGGGCTCCGTACTTGGTTCCGTCACCACCTTCGTTGATTTGCACGTTTACTTGCGATTTAGGTCCAGCACGTTCCGCACGCAGCTTTTCTAGCTGAATCTCGCGGTCTAGTAGTTCCATGCTCATTTTATGTGATAGTGCCAGCAACTCAGCAATATCTTTGTTCGACCCAACGTCTGCCTCTTCCATTTCACGAAACTTGCGTTTGAGTACGGCGTCCATAGCAGCACGCATTTTAAAACGGTTGTTAAACCCTAGGTCAAAGAATACTTGGTTAATATAGGCTTTGACTTCTCTACGGCCTAAGATGTTTGAAACACTTTCTACTGGCATTGCTAGATTATCCGCCACAGCGCGTGCGTCTTGGCACTGCAAGTAGCAGTTGGCTACCTCCAGCGCTTCTGGTGATATGTTAAGTACCTCGGCAGG